GCCTGACCCATTAGGTAAGAGATATAAGAGAATAAATTTCCAACATACGATGAAGGCAAACGAGGGATCTCCCAGAACTGATAATGCGTTAGATAGTCGTCCTAGAGATTTTCCCAATCAACCCATGGAAAGACTGGAGAGAACATTGTAATAAATATCTAATAATAGATATAGCGCGAGACAGATGCCTCTATCACGTTTAGATAATTTTCTGAAGAATGTAAAAGGAAATATTCTCTATGTTGACCCCAACAACCTAGATGCCACAGATGGTATTGAAAACCAAGGCAACTCTGCTGCACGTCCTTTTGCTACACTACAAAGAGCCCTGATTGAGGCATCTAGATTTTCATACCAAAAAGGTGTAGATAACGATAGATTTGAAAAGACTACCATCTATCTGTCTCCTGGTGTTCACCACATTGACAATAGACCTGGTTGGATCCCTACCGGTATCGCAGGATCTGAGTATTTGTTGAGAAGTGGTATCAATTCTAATGATTTTCCACCCCTCAATAATACGTCGAATTTTAATATCTTCGACACTAATAATATTCTGTACAAAATGAACAGTATCTACGGGGGTGTTATTATTCCTCGGGGTACATCTATCGTTGGTACAGATTTAAGAAAGTGTGTAATTAGACCATTATATGTTCCTAATCCTGAAAATGATCTAATAGCCCCTTCAGCTATTTTCAGAGTAACTGGTGCTTGTTATTTCAATAGTTTTACTATAAAAGACGCTGATACTAGTAAGCCAGCATATAAAGATTATACTATTAATACGTATGATCCTACATTCTCCCACCATAAACTGACAGTATTTGAGTATGCAGATGGTGCCAATCTGGTAGATATTAAGGATGACTTTATCAGTTATGCTACTGATCGTACCGATTTGGAGATGTATTATGAGAAAGTTGGTATTGCTTACGGACCTGCATCTGGTAGAGAAGTAGAACCAGATTATCCAAGTCCAAATGTAGACATCCAGCCCAGAATTGACGAATTCCGTATTGTTGGTCCTGATCAAGGATCAGCCGGAATTGCTAGTATTAGAGCAGGCGACGGTATTACAACGTCTGATGTGATTGACGTTAAACTGTCTACCCCTATCTTTGGTCTTAATATTGATACCAACGTTATTATCAATAACGTATCAGACGATAGATATAATGGTACTTACCTGGTCACTGAGGTAACAGAAACTGTTGCAGAGGTGGGTGTATTAGGATTTAAGTATGTTGTTCCTGTCTCTCCAGGAGATCCTTTACCCAATCCAGTGGGAACTAGTGTAGATCTTTCTACTGATACAGTAACATCTGCATCTCCATACATCTTTAACTGTTCTATCAGATCCATTTATGGTATCTGCGGCATGTTGGCTGATGGTGCCAAGGCCGATGGCTTTAAGTCGATGGTTGTAGCACAGTTCACCGGAGTCAGTTTGCAAGTAGATGATAATGCATTTGTGCTTTATAATCCGCAGAGTGGTTCATTTGATGATTCTGTTATAGTTCCTAATCTCCACACAAACATCAACGCTGTTTATAAACCCAGTTACACTAATTACCATATCAAATCCATCAATAACTCAGTAATGCAGTTGGTGTCTGTATTTGCTATTGGATATGCTAACCACTTTGTAACTGAGAGTGGTGGTGACTTCTCGGTTACTAACTCCAACTCAAACTTTGGTCAGATTGCTCTGGTATCCAAAGGTTTCCGTGATGCTGCATTTCCTCAAGACGATGTAGGTTATATAAGTCAAATTATTCCACCAAAGATACTTAATCCCGCAATATCAACAGTTGAATTCTCATCTCTGGATATTACCAAAACCACAGCTGTGGGGGATACAACCAGATTATATTTGTATAATCAGACTGGTGAGAATGATCCACCTATTACAACCATTCAAGGTTATAGATTTGGTGCAAAGAATGATGAAAATATCAATACGATTATTCCTGTAGGTGGTATTCCTACAAACTTCCGGGCAAGAGTTGTCATGGAAGACACCGAATATTCCACTAAGAAAGTATCTGGTAGAAAAGTATCAAGAGTTGGTAGAAATGTATCTACTGGTAATAGTATTACCAATTCTACTGTCATGTTCACTGAGGATCACCAGTTTTTACAAGGTGAGTCCATAAGAGTTATTTCTAATGACGCTAGACTACCTGATGGTCTTGATGCTAATACAGTATATTTCTCTATTGTAGATGGTCTTCCAGGTAATCAGATTCAGGTTGCACAGTCCTTTAACGATTCACTGGCTGGAAACAAAATCAATATAAACAACCTTGGTGACACACTGTTTGTAGAAAGTAGAGTAAGTGATAAGGATCCAGGAGATGTGGGACACCCAGTTCAGTATGACACTCCAGAGAGCCAGTGGTATGTAAATGTATCTTCTGCTTCTACTGAAAATAATCTATACGATAAACTAGTATCTGGTGGTTTGGGTGTTGCATCACCAAGAACATTTATCACTAGAATTCAAGATACTAGGATGTCTGCAGACAGAATCCATAAAATAAGATTCGTCATTCCTAAGACTGTAGGAAGTGAAGCGGCAAGACCCCCTCTAGATGGTTATGTCCTTCAAGAGTCCTCTCATGTTACTGGTGATAATGATACTGAAGTTCAACTTGACTTTAACCCCGGTTCAGTCACTATGAGCAATGATGCTCAAATGAGAAATTTCAGTTTTATTGCAAATGTTGATTATAAAGCTGGTCTAGCATACTATACTACTGAATTACCTCATGGTCTTTCTATCGGTTCTACAGTAATCATTAATAATGTTACAAGTACAAATCATCCTATTGTTGGTGCAGGTCAGTCAGGGTTCAACGGAACCTATGAGGTAAGTGGTATCTCTAGTTCTAAAACATTCTTTGTTAATCAGATTTACAATAATCCTGGTACTTTTACTAATAACACGTCTCAAAGAACAACGTCTCTTCCTACTTTCCAAAGAAAGAATTTTGTAAAAGATTATTATGTCTATAATGTAGAGACCATTAATGATTATAAGAATGGTGAGCAAGATGGTATCTATTATATGTCATTGCTCAATGCTTCTATTAAACCAACAGTAGCACCATTTAATACTGAGGAATATCAGTTCTCACAACCGGTCCAATTTCTCTATCCTCAGTTAGACAGGGATAATCCAGTATCAACGGCCCCATCTTCGGATTGTTATGCTCTTCCCACTACTAGTGATATTGGTAGAACAGTTGTTAATAATTTAGTTAATAGTGTAACAGGTGAGACACTAGAGGAAATCTATACAGACACCGGTATTGGTGTTGGTCTGACGGACATTGTAAGTAATTCAGTTGGTACTGCATATACGGTTTATACTGCGTATGACCATGGACTAAACAGAATTACTAAGGCTGTTATTGATAATGCCGGTGGTGGTTATGGTGATGGTTCTAATACAATTCAATACTATTATAATGCAAGACTGGAAAATACTGGAGCTGGTTCTATTGGTAGAAACGCCACGGCATTGGTAACTGTTGATGGTACATCTGCTGGTGAAGTTATTGATATTTCCATCATGGATGGGGGTACAGCATGGGCACCAGGTGATACATTCTCCGTTGTTGGTATTGCTACAACAACTGGTAATACTCAAGCTACAGGGACAGTCTCTAAGATTTATGATAACAGAGGAGATGTTGTGAATGTGGCTGGTATCAATCAGGTTGATGGTAGAAAGATGAACTCTGAGTATAGGATTACTGGTATCTCTGGTATCAATGAAGTGGAGGTTGTTCCTCTGGCTCCTGAAAATACTCCGGTAAGACCGGGTATTGCAACTCAAGGTATTGGTCTTGCTGCTGTATCTTCTGCTGGTTTATCGGTTATTGGTCCATCGTATGCAACATCTAATTTTGTATATGATAGGATTAGTGGTATTGCTACAGTCACCACAGATTATCCCAATAACTTTAGAGTTAATAACTCGGTTAGAATTGCTGGAGCAGCTTCCACCTTCTATAATAGAAGTTTTGCTTGTGTAGATAAGATTGGTCTTTCTACAGTAGTTCTTAATGTTGGTGTCAATACTGTTACCGATACGATTGGTCCTATTGCAAATATAAAAATTCATAGTGGTGGTCTTTATAATAATTCTGGTGTAGCCATTCTCGGAAATGGAAGATTGCATGGAAGAGAACAACCCATTTATGCCGGTATCACAACTACATTAGCTACTGCTGTTACTAGTAAGACTACTGATACCATTAATATCAATAATATGACTGATTATAATTTCTTGATTGGAGATTACTTGCAAGTCAATGATGAAATCATGAGAATTAAGACGACTGTAAGTCGTGTTGCTGGTACTACACAGGTTAAAGTATTCAGAGGGGTGTATGGTACTATTGCGAATACCCACTTAATTAATAGTGTGGTAACTACAATTAAACTTTATCCGATTGAATTTAGACGAAATTCAATCATTCGAGCATCTGGTCATACGTTTGAATATATTGGTTATGGACCTGGTAACTATTCAACTGCTCTACCAATCAAACAAACAAAACAGTTAACTCTTCAACAACAAGTCAATGTTCAGGCACAAAGAATGTCTGGTGGTGTTATTAACTACACCGGTATGAATGATAGGGGTGACTTCTACGTAGGTAATAAAGGTATTGCTTCTATTACAGGTAGAGAACAGGTTTATGATACTCCCGTTCAAACGGTTCAAGGTGAAGACCCTTATACACAAGGTTCTAATGATAATGCAGCTGGTTTCAACTTTGTCGATAGTTCGATTGTAAAGGTTGAAAGAAACATGGTTGTGGATGGTGGTGAAGATGGTGACATCTTATCAGAATTCAACGGTCCTGTTCAATTCACTCAAAAGGTGGTGAGTACATCTCCTGAAGGTGTTGAAGCAAGTAGTATCTTCCTTCAAGGAAATGCTCAAGTCTCCAGAAAAATTACTGTTGCTATCTCTATTCCGAGTGAGGCTGGAACTCCTGGTGATATTGTGTATAATGCCAACCCCACTAATGGTGGAACAGTTGGTTGGGTTTATACAACTGATAATGTCTGGAAAGAATTCGGGACTATTGCCAGTTGATAAATAAAAATAACATAAACTGACCTGGTAGATAAATGGCAATTGATAAGGATTTTGTCATCAAGAGTGGCTTACAAGTCAATGAAAACTTAATTTACGCTGATCCTGATACTGATAAAGTTGGCTTAGGCACTACAACTGCAGATAAACGACTGGTAGTCATTGGTGACCAAGAGACTAGTGCTAGTCTGTCTGTTGGTACTACTATTACTGCTCAAAGACTAGTAACCTCTGGTTTTACGACCGCCGTTGGTGGTATTGCTGTAGGTGTTGGTGGAACAATCTTCAATACTAAGTATAACGCAACTGACATTGCTGGTGTTGGGGTTGGTATTAACTCAACGGATCCAAGATATACTTTAGAAGTTATTGGTCCTGTTTCTATTGGTGATACTGCTCAGTTCATCTATGGTGACCTTACAGTAACTGGTGATATCAGTGGTTCGTCACTTTCTGGTCAGATCTCTGCTGGTGGTACGGTTGGATTTACTAATGTTACTGTAGAGAAGAATTTAGATGCAAATAATGCCCAAGTATATACACTATTCAGACTTCAAGAATTTAG